AAGGTCTAAGAGAAGAACCTGAGAAGCGAACTCGCGCGAGACAGACTCGCGACCTGATAGAGTTTCACAAACAAAGAAATACACAAACTAACCAATAACCTCACAATGAGGCTGAAGGGAGAGGTATGCCTACCGTCACTGAAGATTTCCAGCTGACCGACGAACTTCGAGAATGGTTTGTCGGCAACGGATTCCAGATCAACCTCATCGCCAGGACTCAGGCTTTCATCCAGCACTATGAGAAGAAGGACTTCCGCCTTACTCGCGCAGAATCTTGGGTTCCACTCTGGAAGCGATGGATTGAGGCCGACGCGAAGAACCCGAAGTTCATCATCCAGCCGAAGCCGCCGAAGGTGATACGCCCCGGCAGCCTTGACGATGTAGACTACGGACAACCAATAGCAATGCCAGAAGAACTCCGGCGACTAATCAGACGAGGAAGAAATGTCCCACACAACAGCCCCAGCAGTCTCAGCAACGAAGTCGGGGAAAGTGAAGTTTGTCTACCCAGTAGTGAAGGTGCTGCGGTCTGACGGTAAGACTGACGAGCACTACGACACCGGCTTCACGCTCAACGACGGTGCCTGTATCATTTTTGATGAGGACTCTATTTGGGGTCACGTTTACGCTCAGGGCGAGTGGAAGCAGGTCTACGGTGACTGGAACGAAGAATGACGCACTACAAGACAAGCTTGCTCAGATTGCTGGTGCCTGCGGCTGTTGGCATGGCGACTGGATTGCTTTCGACTGTGAAGGCACACAACCCGCAACTCGCCGCAGTTCTTTCGCCGACAGTGTCTTATGGCTACTACGCGCTGGTCGGCTGGCTAGAGAAATCGCATCCTGCTGCCTCACGCTTGCTCGTTTGTGCGCGGAACACCGCCCTTGCACCTGCAAGCGATCCTACCGCTGCGCCTGCAAATAAGGGCTAATGGCGCTAGACCCAAAAATTAAATCCGCCATCGTCAAGATGATGTCGGAGGGCTACTCCTACCGAGCCATTGCCAAGAAACTCAATGTCTCACTCAGTAGCGTTCAACGAGTCATCAACGACAGTCGCAACAAAACGACCAAAGATGCCTCAGGGATAACTAATCCCATTGAGCGCAAGAGGGTAGAAGAACTCCAAGGCCCGATTGACCTTGATAAACTATCCGAGGAAGCGGCCCAAGCCCTAGAAGACTTCACTTACTTTCAGAGGCGGTACTTCGGGCGGGTCGCTACCCCATGGCAGGCAGAAGCAGCAAACCGAGTAGCCGCTGCCCTTGAGTCTGATGAGGAAGAATACTTTGTCGTCAACTGCCCACCTGGTACTGGTAAGACCACGGTGTTCACCCACGACATTCCCATCTGGCTCACCTGCCGTAATCGAGCCATCCGTGGATTGATCGGCGCAGCAAACCAAAGAGCTGCACAGACGCACGTTAACCGCATCAAGAGAACCCTGATGCGAACTACCCCAGAACTCGCACCACTCATTGACAAACGCCGGGGACTTGCCTTTGATGCCGAGTCCACAGTGGCGATTGACTTTGGCCGCTTCCAACCGCTTGACCGAGAAGTGTGGAACCGAGATGCTCTAATCGTGATGCAGCATGGCGACATGGGCTCCATCTCCGAAAAGGAACCAACGTGGTCTGCGTATGGTGAGGACTCCGGCTTTCTTGGACAACGCTTTAACTTTGTGGTGTGGGACGACCTTGTTACCCCAAAATCCATCGCCACCATTGAGGCGCGAGAAAAGCAACAGATTCACTGGTCAACGATTGCCGAGACTCGACTAGAGCCAGGCGGACTCCTGCTACTCCAAGGCCAGAGACTCAGCCCTGACGACCTCTACCGCTACGCCCTAGACCTGAAATCTGGTGAGTGGGACGACGATGACGTTGATTTTGACGAGCGTGGTGAGGAAATCATCCGTGACCGTGGCGACAAGAAGTACAAGCACATCATCTTCCGAGCGCACGATGAAGCCCGATGCGACGGAGATAACGGCAAGACTCCAAACCACGACCCCAAGACTGCCAAGCCCTACCCTGAAGGTTGCCTCTTAGACCCCCGTAGATTGCCCTACAAGAAAATCAGGATGCTTGAGGGCAACCCGATCAACAGTTACCGCACCGTCTACCAGCAAGAAGATGTAGACCCTGCCAACGTTCTTGTACAAAACGAGTGGATTTACGGTTCTGAGAAATATCCCGGCTGTCTGGATAAGGGCCGGGATTTTTGGGAACTCCCCGAAGGCGTATCACCTGATGGCCTCATCATCATGGCCTCGTGTGACCCTTCTCCATCTATGTACTGGGCAGTAACCCTATGGGGGTATGACCCCATCACTGAGTACCGCTACCTGCTGGCGTTTCATCGAGGCAAGATGGAAGCCCCGCAGTTCTTGGACTTCAGCCAAGAAACGGGAGAATACACCGGGCTCATGGCAGATTGGCAGAACAAGTCCCGCCAAGTCGGGCTTGAGATTCAAACGTGGATTGTGGAAGTCAACGCAGCTGCCAAGTTCCTGCTTCAGTACGACCACGTTCGCAAATGGCAGGCAAAGAATGGCGTGGACATTTTGCCCCACACAACAGGTAAGAATAAGTCTGACCAAGAGTTTGGCGTACAAACCCTCGCTCCACACTACAGATACGGTAGAATTAGATTACCTGCATCTCCGCAGGCCAAGCAACGTGTCATGCCTCTGATTGACGAGGTAACGAAATACCCCCATGGACGAACGGACGACTGCGTGATGGCTCAATGGTTCTTTGAGTGGAACCTCCCCGATGTTACCCCTAAAGGTATGTTCAACTCCGCACCGGCTTGGCGACCATCTTGGGTGAAGGCATGATCGAGCCAGAGCAGATTGTCCAGATGTTCCAGGAGCGTAAAGTCTCCCGTGGACGTTGGTGGGAGAAGGCCGATGAAGTCCGTCGCCATTACAACGGCGAAATCATGGTTCCCCTGCCGGAACTTGACGACATTGAAAAGCCTGCCACCGCCAACCTGCTTGCAATGGGTGTTGAGCAGTTCGCCATGCGTATCGCATCAGTCCAACCTGAGATTCAGTTCCCAAGCCTGAAGCCCGGGTTCAAGGGCTGGGACACCAAAGCCCACGATTCTCGCATGGCGGTCAAGGGCTGGTGGCAAATGAACCAGTACAAGATCAAGATGCGCCGACGAGCACGATTCTTGGTTGCCTACGGTTGTGCGCCAGTCACCATCACCCCAGTTGCCCCTGATGGTCGTGACCCACGCAAGATTCCTTTTGTCCGAGTCCGCAACCCACTCTCGGCTTATCCTTCGCAACTCCTTGATGCCGACAGCCTTGAGCCTGCCAACTGCATCTTCCATGACCAGAAGCCTCTTGCATGGCTGAAGTCCACCTATCCGGCGCAAGCAAACCTGATTTACAAGGGCGAGAAGTTTAACGACACTACGCTCTTTGACATTCTGGAATACGTTGATGAAGATGAGACTGTCATCATCTGCGTGGGCAGCAGCCGTAACCCCGGCACTCGTTATGAGCCTGCTGGCGGAACAGCAAGCCTCGCCCTCCTAGAACGCATCCCGAACCGTGCTGGCATCTCGCCTGTCGTCTTTCCGGGTCGAGTAACTCTTGACCGTTTAGCGGGGCAGTTTGATGGCACGATTGGGATGCACCTTCGTGCGGCAAAACTTGATGCTCTCAACACCATTGCCATTTTCCGTGGAGTATTCCCTGAGCAATGGGTAGAAGGCAACAACGCTGCTCGTGCTCCGCAAATCCTTCAGTACGCTGATGGCAAACAAGGACAAGTCGGCATTGTCAAAGATGGCCGAGTAAGCCAGATGCTCCCACAAGTCGGGCAAATGGGCATGCAGCTCCTTGACCAACTTGAGCGTAACCAACGTCTCTCCGCAGGCATCCCAGCAGAGTTCGGTGGCGAGTCGCCAACCAACGTGCGAACTGCCCGTCGAGGCGAGATGGTCTTGGGCAACACGGTTGACATGCCAATTCAGGAGTATCAGGAAATCTTTGAGATGTCGGCTGAGGCAGAAATCCGCCGAATGGTGGCCGTACAAAAGGCGTACTACGGCAAGAAGCCTTCTATGTTTGTCCTGCCCGGCGACGGCAAAGTTGTCCGAGAAGATTACGTTCCCGACGACACCTTTGCCACTGACCAAGCACGAGTGTTCTACCCACTCCCCGGCTCAGACGCAAACGGCATCGCAGTCGCTATCGGCCAGAAAATCGGAATGGGCATCATGTCTACCGAAACTGGTATGGAATTGGACCCAACCATTGAAGATCCGCAGCGAGAGAAACACCGCATCATCATGGATGGACTTGAGAAAGCCCTCCTAGCGGGTATTGAGCAGCAACTCACGGCTGGTCAGATGGACCCTGTTATGGTTGCTAAGATACAGATGAAGTTGACCGACCCAGAAATGAGTCTGGCCGACGCAATCAACGCAGCGCACAAGGAGGCTCAGAATGAGCAAGCACAGCAAGCCCAAGCACAGCAAGCACAGGCTCAACAGGGACAGATGGGGATGGGCGCTCCTGGCGGTATGGCAGGTGCGGGAGGACCTCAAGGTATGCCTGCAAGTCCTGAAGGAATGCCGGGGATTAACCAAACTCCCCCACAAACCCCGTCGGACCAAGTCGAGCCCCAACCATCCATCGCACCCCCACCACAGGGAGCAATGGACTTGAAGTCACTTCTTGGTGCTCTCGGAGGTAGCTGATGCCTCGCAAGGCTCGCCCACAACGCACAGACCTCAACGCCACTAAGGTCACTGTCCCCGGACAGGACTACGGCAAGCAGGCTGAACAGCGTCGTGCTATGGCAGCAGTCCCAACGGTCAACATGCAGCAACAGTTGAACGCCATGGAAAAGGCAGCAGCACCCCTTGAAAAGCCCGGCATGGCAGCACCAGCAATGGCAGCGCCTACTCAGCAGGCACCAGTCACTACGTTAGACATGCCGACGACTTTGCCGGATCAACATTTGACTCACGGCCTTGCAGTTGGTCCCGGCCCCGGCCCTGAAGTCTCGCCGGTAACACCAGAATCCCAAATCGCAAACATCCTGCAAGCACTAGCAGATGGCCCCTTTGGAACTGCGGACATCGCTAACCTTGCTGCCTACGCTAAGAACCAAGGGTACTAATGGCAGATACCGGAGCAGTTGGCTTTCAGGGTGTACAAGGCCCTGCCACTACGCCTACAGCGAAGCCGACTCGACAACCAAAGCCAGTCAAAGGCCCTGCGCCATTCCAAGGCCCAATTGGTCTATCTGACGTAATTGACCAGTCACCTGCTGATGGCTTTGCCCTTCCACCGACAACTCTGACGCACCCCAACGGTCACAACGTTCACGACCCGTATGCACTTGACCAGAACCTTGTACGGCCAGCAGGAACCACTGCCCCAATCTCGGCGGCACCATCGGCTCTTAACACTGGCTTTGCTCCAATGGACAGCCAGTTTGCTACTCCGTTTAACCAGCAAGGCATTAAACCGCCTGAAGGCACAGCACCGACTGACCCTCGGTTTGGCGTAACTCAAGAACAAATTCAATCCATGCAGGCTACGCAACGAGCCATGCAAATTGTCAAAATCGCCCCAAACCTTGGCAGGCATCCAGACATTGTGGCTGCACTTGCGTACAACACTGCAATCCCGTTTACGCCTGAGACAATCAAGCTTGTTGGCGCAATTACCAAAGCTCGTTCAGCAATGAACTACGCCAAAGATTTCACCATGGAGGACTTCAACAAAACGGCTCGCATTGTTGAGCCACAAGCTTTTGCAACTAATGGGTTTTGGGATCGTCTTGGCCAAGGTCTTGGAAAAGAAGCAGACATCATCAACAAACCGTTTACAATGGGGCCGGGTTGGGTTCAATTTGTCACGCAACATTTTGGTCCTCTTGCACCATATTACGACACAATGGATTCGCTCAAAATTGGTGGCAAAATTTTAAGTCCAGTTGGCGGAGCAATTGAGGCTTCTGTCAAACCTAAAAAAGTTGAATTGCCTGATGGAATTACTGCTAAGGCATTACCCGAAGGTGGAGTTGAATACTTCAACGCTGAAGGCAAAAAACTGTCGCTCACCGAAGCCAATGATCTTGAAACCAAGATTGCAGGAAACCAACTTTCTCGTGCTACCTCAGGTGGCTCAGACATTGCAGCAGTTGCAGGTGCTCCTGGCAGCGTCGTCATCAATCCGCCAAAAATTATTAAAAGTGTTGGGCAATTTCTTGCCGACCAATTTGATACTCCCGAACACATGTACCGCTACATCGCTAGCGTTCAACACAAGTACGGATTTGGTTATGCTGCCCTTGCATTAGCCCCAATGGTTCTTGGCGCAGTTGCCGGTACAGCACTTGGCGGTTTAGGTGGAGCAGAAGGCGCAGAACTTTCTGCTGCGGCAGAAGAAGCACTCATTAACCTTGTTGCTAGAGAAGGTTTGCCTGACCTTGCCGCAGCCAACTTGTCTGGGCAAGCACTCAATGACGCAATGCAAATTGCAGAAACTGAAACTACTCGAATTGCCACAGCGCAATCAGCAGCAGGAACGGCAGAAAAGATTGCTACTCCATTTGCCAAAGCTGCAATGGCTATCCCTCGTGGCATTTCCAAGGTCGCTACGTCGCCTACAGCTCTTGGTGCAGACATTGGTTTTACCGCTGGTGGGCAAGGACTGTTCCGCCAAGAGTACATGGATTCACGAGATGGAACTGTTTGGGCAAAGAAAAACCCAAAACTTGCATCAACCCTTGGTCGTTGGGCTACCGAATGGATGCCAGAAGGCGGATGGAAAACCGGACTCTCAGGAGCCATTGACGCTGCCGCTATGGTTGCAGTTCCAGATGCTATCGGCGCTATTGGTCGAGTCGTAGGTATCGCCCGAAGCGCAGAAGGTTTTCGAGGCGGTATTCTTTCTGCTAAATACTCACCTGAAGAAACCGCCGCAAGACAAGAAGCAAGAGCTTTTAAATACCAAGAGCAAATTAACGCTGCTTTTATTAACGGTACTCTTGACGAATTCCTTGCTAAAGAACTTGGCATCAAAGGAAAAATTAGAAGGTCGCCTGCATGGTTTGGAAATGTCTATGACAAACAAGTTGCTGGAAGAGCAGACAGGTATTACACAACAATAGGCGGAAAATACCGCACCGGCACCGCAATGACCAACATTGACCGGGCATACAACGAAAGCCCCAGTGTCCGCAGCACTGTCAACTTAATTGCACAACTTGGTTCTGCCGACGCAATCATTAGCGTTGACCCACGCTTTGCCGCTTACGCAGACTTGCTTGCAGAGGCACGAGTCCTCAATGCTGATGGCACAGTCAACATGACTGACTCAGTGGAAAACGTCAAGCGAGTATTTCGTGACTCGCAAACTGCCGAAGCACTTATGGACACCAGCCGGGTAATGCCAATCGGCTACATCCCCTATGTCGGCGGTAAAGCACGAGGCAAGATTGCTTCAACCATTAAGATCGTTGACCCCAACGGGATTACCAGAGAACTCCCTGCCTACACCGACTTCAAGGAATTGAAGATTGAGAACCGCAAGTTTACGGCAGGAGACAGAAACTCACTCCCAGCCATCAGCAGTTGGATCACTTTTGCCTATGGCCGTGGAGTAGCAGAGCAAGTCGTTAACGAACTTGCTAAGACAACTGACCCGCAGGTTTGGGAAAACGTCTTGGTCAACACCATGACCGAAGTTAATTACCAGATGCTTGTGGGCAAACTCGTTGAGTCAGATTTGCCACAGATTGTTATTGACGAAACCATCAAAGGCGTTAAGCAAACAGTCAGCAAGACCCTTCGAGAGATTTTTAACTTTGGTGGCCCTGGCTCTAAAGGCCACTACGGAATTGGCGTAAACGGCGGAACTCAAAAAACCATTACTGGCAAAGAGGCTTTTGGCGAGTATTACCAGCCAGTTGACTTGTCACGAGTTCAGTCGCACATTGAGGAAATAACACAAGATCTTTTAGATCACGCAATTCTGTCGCAAGCATCCAAGTATGGCATGACCAAAGAAGAGTTGGCCGCTACTGGTGAAACTCTCTACCACGGCACCGTTGCAGACTTTGAGGGGCCGTTTGATCCAACTAAAGCTGCTTCTGGTGATTGGCGCTCAGGTGCGGGCGCAAAAAATGGTGGATTTTATTTTAGCAAAGATCAAAAAATTGCAAAAGGTTTTGCAAAAAATCGTCGTGGTGCTACTGGGAAAGTTATCACGACAAAAGTGTATGGCAAAACTATTGACCTTGTTCCACCAAAAATTGTAAATAGGTCTATTGACGGAGACTTCAAAATTGACCAAGCATGGTTTGATGGGTTGCCCAATCATGTCCAAAAATGGCTTGAAAAAAGATTTTTGACAGGCAAAAGAATTGACGTTTTGCGTGAACGCATGACTGATGCTCAAATTATTGCCGAAGAAATGCAAGGGTACGGTTTGCGATACGCACATGAAACCGATCCACAATTTGCAAAACTGTTGCAAGAATCTGCTGATAAAGGCTACGGCAAAATCCGGGTTCCTGATAATCCTGATGTGACTGGCGGAGAATCCATCATTGCTCACCCAGATTTCATTGCTCACGAACGTAGTTCAATCCCCAACAACGTAATGAACCTTGAGCCGGGCAACCCACTGGTCGGGGCAAACCAACCGTTCACTAATGTTGAAGATGAAGCTGGTAATAGCATGGCAGCAGGTATTGTGCCAAGCGATGTTGGTAAGATGCTTCTTCCTTCGTATCAGCAAATGGATCGCATCAGCGAAGGTTTAGTTGAAATCCTGCGAGAACGTTTCAAGGATGTTGTTGACACCGCGCCAAAGATTGCTGAATTGGAAGGCAAGATTCTTGAATTGCAAATGTCGTTGCCAAACATTAGCGACCCTGCCAAACTTGCACAAGCTCAAAAAAACATTGCAAAAACAACTGCTCAACTAAACATTCAAAAACAAATTGCGGCATTGCCACTAGATGCCAAAAAGTTTGATGAAACTTGGTTGCAACGAACTGCCTCAACAGTCGGCCCCGGTGCGTTGCACGACACAATTGATCATTATTACAATGGCCTTTGGTTTAAGAGCCTTGCTCTTCTTACAGGTGGTTGGGCAACTCGAACAGGTATGTCGGAAGCCGCCCTCAACATCATGCGTCAAGGGCCACTCAATTATTCCGCCGCCAAACTTGCAGCATCAACCGCCCGGCAAGAACGAGCAGTTTTGCACATTGGCAAAAAGTTTACCCGTGAAGCGGCGCAAGACATTGCAGCTCGCATCTACCATGTCGTCAAGGAAAATGAAATGCTCCGCAATGGGCAGGTCTTTGAAAGCAACCTTGAAATGGAAGCGGCAGTTGCCAACGTGCATCGAGTAGCAAACGAAACCTTTACCAACTTGGCGCTGACCAAAGAAGAAATCATGAAGGCCGTTGCTGACGAAGAACGCAACATGCGTGGCTACACCATGGACAATGCAGTTGCTCGTTATCGTGGAACAATGATCGGCCTGAAGCGAGCAGCAGTTAAGGGCTTGGGCAAAGACGAACTGCTTGATGCCGCAATCAAACTGATGTACCTCAATGACGGACACATGGTTTCCCCAATGCTCAACGCCACCCACGCTGGTGTCGCACAAGACATGCAGGTAAGTGGAACTACCAGCGAAGAAATTGACGCTGCCACTTACGAGCGCCCATTAGTCGGCTCAAACCGTGGACTCCAAGAAGGACATCTGAGCCGCATCTATCACTCAGTAGCAGGAACTCGTGCAAGGTTCGCTAGCGACCTGTTCTATCGTTCACATCGAATGGTGGGCGATGAGGTCTACCATCAAACAATTCAGGCTTATGCCAAAGTGTACGAACAAGCCAAATTGAAGTTTGTCAATCAAGCAGGAATGTCTGAGGAAGAAGCCAGCATCGCCGCTGCAAACGAAGCCTCAATGCAAATCTTCAACGAAACTAGAGACTTGCTAGACAACCTCCCAGCAGATGTTCGTGCAGCCCTAATTCGCACTCGTCGCCCACTTGCTAAAGACAATCCTCTTCGTGCAAGAAACAACCCTGATTACTACAAGAACGGTGACAAAACTGACGAGTTCTTGCTGACCCCTGAGGAAGAAGCAAGCGTTGACCATGCCACGGCAGTTATCAAGTCAGCAGAAGGTACGTTCCGGTTCCTTGACGGAACTATCAACGAAAAACTGCTGAACGCTATTGCAGGCGACAAGTTGCCTGAGGACATTGGCCGTTTCAAAAAATTGTTTATGACCGATGCCAGCGGCAAGAAGATTGAAGAGCACAACTTCAACTCTGTCCCCGGCCCAGAACTTGATCATGCCAAATACAACGTTGTTGAAAAGGCGTTGAACGCAACCGTTGGCAAAGCATCAGGCTTTTTTCACCGAAAGGCACTTGGCCCAATCGTCAACCGTCTAACTCGTGACCCCATTTACATCGTGGACTTTGCGGCAGAACGCCGACTTCTAGAGCCAATGGTCAAAGACGGTCAGTTGACCCGTGACCAAGCAGACGTTCTCGCTCAATCTCGTGCCTCGGCTAACGCCATGCGTTACATTCACAACCCGAAGAACAAGCTCAAGTTTGAAAACATGATGCGAGCATGGGCTCCATTCTACTTTGCCGAAAACCAAGCATGGCGACGACTTGGCCGATTGGCGTTGACCAACCCCGGCGCAGCAGAGCAATACACCAAGTTGATGTACGCAGCCCAAGATGCCCTTTACCAGCGGGATCAAAACACCAACAACATGAGTATCCCAATCCCGGGTACAACTTGGCTCAACAAATGGATTCTCACCCCAGTCATCAGCACTTTGTTAACGCTCAAAACATGGAAGTTTGAGCCAACCATTGGGACTGACCAAGGGCTTGAGTTTAACCCAAGTTCTGCTCGAAGTTTGTTCCCATGGGTGACTGAAGGTGGCGGTAAGCCTGGTATTGGTTCACTTCTTTCATCATTTATACCTGCCTTTGGCCCATTCGTTACCATCCCCGCTGGCCTTTATGTCCAACGTGCAGCAGGAACTATTCCACTTGCTGATGAGTTTTTGGCAAAGCATGTGGTCGGTGATGCTGGAATGGCGCAGTCCATGGCGTTGAGTTTGATTGCACCTAACCCTGTTGTTGCCAACACTTTAAGGATTTTCGCTGGCACAGTTGACGCTGGAAGCGCCGGATCAAGTCAAGACATTAACAGCGGCCCATTGAGCAAAGTCACTTCGTCATTCGTTGCTGCTGAAAACATGGCAATCGTCAACGTGTTGGACAACGAACAGCGCAATGTCATTGAGAAAGCCAAGCAAGAAACTGCACAGGCACTCAAGTCTTACAAGCAAGGCAGTTTTACGGCAGACAAAGACAAAAGCAGTTTTCAATACTTCATGGACTTGGGCGGCACACCTGCTGGGTGGACTGCACTTCTGACTTTGAAAAAGATGATGGAGATTGTTGACCCAGAACCAAAGAACAAGGGCAAGTACCAAGAGTTTCGTGACAAGGTAAACGCTCAAGCAACTGCCATCATGGGACAAAAGATGTTTCTTTCCGGTGGCTCACCGTTTAGCGTTCAGGTCGGTCGAGCAGACCCAGAGATCCACCAGTATTGGCAAGACCTTTTGGCAAAGAAGGGCTCTATCATTGACGCTCTGCCAGAGATGTACAAGAAGTACCCATGGGCTACCGCCGAAACCTTGTTTACTACTCAAGCCACAAACGCTGGTTTGACCGGAGTGAAGTCAGCTTCAGGCGTGTCCTACCCAACGACTAAGGGCGTGGGGCGATGGATGCTTGACCATTCCCAAGACATTCACAACTACTCGTCAGCAATGCGATGGGTGTTGCCATCAGAGTTTGAGCCAAAGCCAGGCGTTCAAGGCAACGACCAGATGGCGCACATGCTCCAAGTCTCATGGGGGCTCCGCACACAAAAGGCCCCGGCAGGGTTTATCCAGACTTATCAGGACAGCTTGTTTAACCAGTTTGTCTATGGAGTCTTGCAGCCATGGGGCAAGCGACTTATTAAAAATGGTGGGTTTACCGTCACCGATGTTAACAATCTTTTGCTGCACAATAAGACGACATGGCGCAACGGCAACAAGCCATTGGAGAACTACTCGCTGCTTGAGCAGTTCGGCAAGCACTACGCACCGTTGGCCTTTGACGATTACATCAGCGCCCAAGGTGCAACAAACCGCAATGACGCTATGACTGAACTCATCAAAGCAACCAACGATCCGGCAATGGTCAAGAAGTATCCGACCTTTGGCGTTATTAAGAAAATCTTATTGCCAGATGCAGAAGTCCTGAACAAAACTTTGTCAAACATTCAGCCTGGCGCTACATGGGGGGATACTGACATACCCTACCGAGACGGACTTGCAGAAGCATGGCAGGGTAGAATGGATGAAGTGGAAGCACAATACCCACAGCTCAAGGCTGTTGTCACCCAGTTGTTCCGCCCACTAGCCCCGGTGTTCACAAACTGACATGACTGAAAACGAAACCAAAGAAACAGACACCAAGGCCCACGAGTCGGCAGAGCCATCTCCACTTGAGGCGGAAGAACAGAAGTCTCCCAAGGCCATCGCAGACGATTACATGATTCCCATGTCTGATAGTGCGCTTAAAGAGTGGAAAGACAAAGAAGGCTTTGCAGAGTACGCATCTATGGTGGCCCAAGGTCTTTACCCGCCACTCGCCAAGCAAATCTCCGCAGGATTGACAACCAAGATTCTGCTCGACCCCTACGTTCAGATTGCCAAGAAAACCCTTGGGGAAGATACCGAACCAAACTGGGACGACCCTATGTGGCAGGCAGCCCTTGATGGCGGAGATAAGAAGTCAGGCAGGCCGACCCTAATGAGCCTTAAAGACTGGGAGACTTACCTCAAGACCACTCCCGGCACCGGATACGAGAACACCGACCAAGCCAAACAACAGGCACAGGATTTCGTTGACCACGGCAACTCTGGCACCGACACTTGGGACGGATCGGCGGAACAAGCAGAGGCCCCCGGCGCACCTGAGCAGGCTCCTGAAATGGGCGCACCTGAAATGCAGGCTCCTGAAGGGATGATGTAATGGGGTTCACACCAGCAAAAGCAGGTTCGGCAAACGCAAGCGACAAACCCATCACCCTTTACAGCACCAAGCCAGCGCCCAACAGTGTTGACTCTTTGCTTGCACAAGTTTTTGGCGCAGGCAACGAAAAACAAAAACCTTCTTTTTACAAAGCAATTATTGAAGCAGGGCTGACAGGTTCACAAATTGAAGCGCTTCGACAAGCACTTAAGTACAGCGGTTTTTCAACCAAAAGCACAAAGCCTGGCATTGCTGGGTTGGGACAACTTGCTAGCCAATTTGGAAAATTAGTTGGAGTTTACAATGGCGCTCAATCTGCGTTTCCAACAGGCCAAGTCCCATCTCTCGGTCTTTACGCTGACCAACTGCGAGCATTAGGTGGTGACCTCAACAACCAGATGACGGTTGCCCAAGTGGAAGCAGCCGCAGCAAAAGCAGCTCGTCAGCAATCCAGTGTGGACATCATCAGTGAGCACCTTGCCAACATGGGGTTCACTGATGCACAACTCAAGCAACTTGCACCATTTGTTGCAAGCCAAGTTCATTCCGGCATGACGCAAACGGCAGTCTACGCAAACCTCCGCCAGACTCCGCAGTATGCCCAGCGATTTCCCGGCAACGCTCAGCGCATCAAGCAAGGACTCCCAGCATTCAACGAGTCACAATACGTTGCTTACGAGGACAGGACACGGGAGATTGCCCGATCCTACGGACTCCCAAGCGCAGCCCTAACCCCACAGGTCATCGGTAACATGATTGCCAACGGAGTCAGCCCGACTGAGTTTGAGAACCGAGTTACCGCAGGCTACGACGCTATGAAGAAGGCCGACCCTCAAACCCTTCACGCACTTCAGACCTACTACAACCTGAATCCCGGCGACATTGTTCACTACATCATTGACCCCAAGAACGGCGCAGCAGCCCTAGACCGCAAAGTAACTGCCGCCAAGATTGGTGGAGATGTCCAAGCAGCGGGACTCCAAAGCATTACTCGCCAGCAAGCCGAAGAGTTTGCCAAGTTCCAAGCAAGCAAGGGTGTCAACGTCGCCCAAGGTATCCAGCAGGCCGGACAACTCAAGGGACTCACAGGAACCGCACCTGGTCAGGCTCGACAAGGACTTACTCAAGACCAACTTCTCCAAGGTGCAGTAGGAACTAGCACCGCAGCCCAGCAGACCCTTGCCGGCGCACAAGAAGCACAGGCCGCCCCACTCAAAGCAGGTGGTGGAGATGTCGCCAACCAAAAGGGTGTCATCGGCGCAGGGTACGCCGCAACAGAATAACCGAACACACGTTTGCTTATTGGTGTACACTAAGTAGTGAAGCGTGAGCTGTCCGCCTGCCGGTGGAGATGGCCGTTTCAATCCTGTAGGGGAAGGCACAAACCCTGCGGCGTAAACGTGCGTAGATCTCCGCTGTGACACCTCCTGTCATAGTGCGTATTGGAAATGGAGCGATTGCCATGTCAGATGATTTTTACGAAGATGACACCGAACCTGAAGTTCTCGATGAGAACATCCGCAAGGAACTTCGCAAGGCTAAAGATGCCAAGCGGGAACTAGCAGATGCTCAAGCAGAACTCCAAGCGATGAAACGAGAAGTAGCCTTCACCAAGGCAGGTATTCCAGAGACAGGGCCAGGTGCTCTACTTCGGAAGGCTTGGGACGGAGACACCGATCCAGATGCGATCCGCAGGGCCGCAGAGGAATACGGAATCTTCCAACAGGCACCAGCCCAACAGGAAGCCGACTACTCGAATGAACTCGCTGGACTCGCAAGAGCTCAAGGTGCGACAAGTGGTACAGGAGTTGGAGCCGGGTTATCCCAAGGCGACAAGTTCTTCTCCGCTTTAAACGGTGCAACTACGCAAGATGAGATGATGGCAGTCCTTCGCCAGTTTAGTGAAGCCGGTCTTGGCTTTACGACTGGGAATAACTAACCCTTCAAACTCTTAGGAGCACAAAATGGCCACTGGCCCTAACGGAAACCTCGCAACCTCAACGAACGGCACGACCTACGTTCAGGCTGCATACGACCGGATGGCGTACTTTGCCCTCCGTCCTGAACTCATCTTTGACCAGCTCGCAGATGTCAAGTCTGTCAACCAGTCAATGCCAGGTTCGTCAGTTACGTTCACCATCCAGAACGACCTTCTTGCAGCAGTCACCCCGCTGTCAGAAGGTACGGACATCACGACGCAAACCCTCAGCAACTCACAGATCACTGTGGCCCTTGCTGAATACGGTTCAGCCGTGACGACCACCGCCGTTCTTCGTGGTGAGGCATACGTCGAGATTGACCCAATCGTTGCAAACGTCATCGGTTACAACGCCGGTGTCAGCATTGACTCGGTTGCTCGTAACGCCATCGGTCAAGGAACGCAATGGAAGACCCCTTCCGGCGCAGCCCTTGGAACCACCAAGGCCGCAACCATCGCTAACGTGGCTGCAGTCAACGGTGGCTCAACTGTTGTCGCTGGATACAACGACATTCTTGCAGCGCAGAAGGCATTGCGCGCACAGAACGTTGCTCCGTTCGGTTCGTACTACGCAGCAATCATCCACCCGGACGTTGCCTACGACCTTCAGACGAACAACACTTACCTTGCACCTCACCAGTACGCTCAGCCTGCTGAGATCTGGGCCGGTGAAATCGGCGCCCTCAACGGCTTCCGCTTCATTGAGACCCCTCGTGCAGAGGTCTTTGGTTCCCCGAACGACGACAACCTGATTCCGTTGACCCTTTCAACGGCAATCTCGGCTGGCACCGTCACGAGCATCGTTCTCGCTGCTCCTGGCATCTCGTCAACGAACCCACTGAACCTTGCAGTCGGCACGAAGATCAAGCTGACTGACTCGGCCAACGGTAACACCTTCACCTTCAACGTGGCAACGGCTCAGGCCGCTACCTCGACGCCAGTGACGGTTGCTGTGACTTCGGCTACCTCGCCTGCCTTCGCAACGGCTACCACTTCGGTTGTGGTTGTCTCAAGCGGAACCGGCACCGACAGCCCGGTCTACACGACCTACTTCATGGGTCGTCAGTCCTTGGCTAAGGTTCACTCCATCGTTGATGGCAACGGCCCTGTGCCAAAGATCATCCCCGGCCCAATCACGGACACCCTCCGTCGTTACGTGCCGCTGGGTTGGTACTGGCTCGGTGGCTACTCGGTGTTCCGTCAGCCAGCAGTCATGCAGTACTTCACGCAGTCCAGCCTCAGCAACATTGACCCGGCTATCGACGCCTGATCTGCTGAACTGAACTGACTGAAAGGACAAGGACATGGCCCAACACCAAGTACGCAAGTGTGGACACTGTGGAGGAATGGATGTGATGGTGAACGTTCACCAAATCCAATGCCACAAGTGCGGTAAGACCACCTGGTACGGAAGTGGCAAGCCTGTCCTTGACCTCTCAGAACTCGTGGAAGGTAACTAGATGCCTCTCTCTTATGATGGAACTGGCCGCACCGTTTCGCTTGAAGAAGCAATGGGCGACCCCGGTACTCCGCTTGCAGGCACTCGTGCTGACCGAGCTGATGCCAACTACCGCAACGCTTGGATCAAGGACAACAACCCTTCATGGTACGCAGGCGATGGTCTTGTCAACATGAAGTTTGAAAACGCTCAAGTGCCTCTGGCCGAGCGTGACCCGAAGATTGACAATAACGTTTGTGAGACTTCCGGCGACGGAAATGTCTATGTACGGAAGTTGCCACTGTGAAAGACACCTCACGAGCCAGCGATGGCGCAGCCGTAGGTTCCGAGTTCCTGCTTGGAACCGTCGGACACCACATTGACCCACTGGACGCAGGAAGTTCCTCGGCTCCGTTCCGTGGCTTCTCCGGCGACACGACTCGCACCTCGGCCCACGGCCCTGTTGCAGTCCCTAGCAACGACGTTCTCTCTGCTGTGCGGACTCACGACTTGCCTGACAAGCCGGGATACCCACACTCATTCCACACCTACCAAGGCGGTAACTGATGATTGGGAATCGCTTTAGCACCGACGACACTTCAGGCGTTGAGGACATTGGCATGGACATCGTGTTCATCAACCCAACTGCCATGAACGACGCTATCTCCGGTGGGCGCACCTACTTCACGATGGGCGCAGGCGGCGCAGTTGAACAGGCTCCTGCCACCGTTCTGTCGGAGACCCGTGGTGCTATTGACCACGAAGCCATGGAGCGCATGAGGGGTCGCTAAATGGCGATCACCTATACTTTCACTCCACCAGTAGCCAACATCGTTCCGCCATTTTTGCCGGAAACACGAGGGCTTCAATACCTGCTGTTTCGGTACATGCCTACCCGCCAACGTGGAGTCAACGTCTACTGCCTCTCAGACGGTACGTTCGCTCAGGACTACCCAACCCCTGAAAACCAAAACACCAACTTCCCTCTGCCGTACAACCCGACAGAACCCAACGCTCCCTACGTTCAGTGGAACGACATCAAGGGCAACCTCTATTCCAAGACCCTGCCAGTCCGCATCGAGAACATCTTTCTTGGCGGCCATGTCTACGAGATTGACGAGAGCATGGCAACTAAACTGTCTGATGCAGGCTACGGCGACAGGATTGTGGCGAACACATGAGCTTCACTATCTCAGACACTTTTGTTACTGCTAACGGCCCTGCAAGTGGGGCTGTCGTTTTTGCATTTAAGGCAAGCCGTTTCTCTGACATTCCAACGCTCAACACTCCACCGCCTTCAACGACTGATGCTGGGCCAGTCACGACTGGCGCTGCGTTCGGTGGCCCTGGACAATTCCAGATCAACGTCAACACCAACGAGCCGTATTATTGCTCATTCACCTACAACGGTCAGACGACCTACAAGTTGTACAACGCTGCCAACTTTACTGCTGGGGCGCAAGGTGCTACCGGCATCAACGGCAACCTTGATGGCGGAATCAACCGAGGTGTCAACTTCGCTGCCGGTGTCGCGCCTACCGACTTGGCAATCGTCAACCAAATTGCTCCCGGCCCACAAGGATCACAGGGAGAGCCGGGCATCTACATCGGCCCCACTCCTCCACCAGAGACAGACATTCTTTGGGCAGACACCACTGACCCCAGCGTGTTCTCCAACAACGGACTGTTCTTCAACCCAGTCGATTACGGTGCAGACCCTAATGGAGTCCACGACTCAACCCAAGCAATCCAGACCTGTCTGTTCCTAGGCCACACTGAGCTGCCTGCTGGTAAGTACTTGGTCAGCAATCTCTACCTGCCTAGCGGTGCGTCAATAACTGGTCGGCAAGACCCTGCCGCTGCTGTTTATGCAACAAATCCGCTGTCAAATGGGACTACTGCCATTTACCAAATGACAGGTGTAACTGGCTCTTTAATTACCAGCGGCCCAACTGTCTGCAGCAACACCATAAGAAACATTATGTTTTATGGCGACAATACAAGAGATTCAAGCAATCGCGCAATAGACGTTGTAGACCGTCCAGGCACAATCAACTCTGCTGCGCTGGCATCTTCCGTATCAGTCGGAGATACCACTATCACCATTGACGCAGTAGAAAACTGGATGTCAAAGGCTGGCACTCTCATCATTGGCACAACTTGGGAACCCGTCGTCGTTTCCACAGATTGGGATGGTGTTTCTACCACGATTCCCCTTGTCAACCCAGTAACTCAAAACCATGCCTTGTCTGCTGCAGTTACTCCTACTTCAGCAGGTAAAAGCGGCGAAACCAACTTACGCATGGAAAACGTTGGCATTTTTTATTTTGCTGGTGATTACTCCGTTTACTGGGGCCTTCATCGCTACGGCAACAAGATGGAACATTCCGTAATTTATGGTGCAGGGCACGTTAAAACTTTTCCTACAGGCGGACAAAAACAAGGCAATTATGTTGCCGGAACTGCTTGGAACCCTAATGGTGTGGGGCTTTACTCTTTGGCTTCAGACTGCGGTATCCACGCTTCCGAGTTCGGGGCAAGTGCAAGTCACAACATTGTTATTAATTGTCAACCTTTTGGCATTACTGAATGTGACATTTGGCAAGCAGGAATCTGCGGAACCGGAAACGGCGTTAGAGTCAAAGCAGGCGGCATTACCACTCGCATCTACATCGGCTCTCGTACTGAGTTTGACGCTTGTGCTAACGAAGCGATCTACATTGAAGGCAACGGCACTTACCAAGCAACAGATGTGCAAATCGGACCGGGCTGCTTTTTTACGGGAAACTGCCAACATGAGGCAACAGGCGGAACTGTTGACGACGCTAACCCACGAGCAAACATCGCCATTGAATCCGACTACCGTGGCATGGCGACTATCATGGGCAACACTGCTTTAGGTACTAGCGACTCAGGCGGAGTTGATTACAACCTCAATGTCCAAGCAAGTACAAGTTACTTCACCTTGCAGCATCAAAATAATCGTTCAATCAGCAACAGCGGCAACGGGGGCTATGACGTTAGCGAAGTTTGGTTAGGCAACTCTACAAGTGGGTATTCCCCTAACAGCGGCAGCGCCGGAGCCAACACCGCACCAATTACTCGATTTGTCAATCACGTTGGCAACGGCATGGTTGATTACATTAGGCACAACGGCAGCAACACCAATGCGCTGCTTTACTACCTCACTGGTGGGTCAAGTGCAATTATGTACGCAGCAGACGATTCCAGTCACCGAGCAGACCTTTACACCAATGCCTTGTACTTTGGAACCACTTCCAGCTTTGGCGATGTCTCATACGGAATCAGCGGCACTACTGCAGTCATCAAGCCCAAGGTAAAGATCGGCTCAACTGGGGCGACCATCAGTTCAGGTTCAGGTGCCCCATCTGGTTCCGCCACAACCGGCGACATCTACTTCAGGACTGATACTCCTACTGTTGCGAACCAGCGCATCTACATCTACACCGGCTCGGCTTGGACGGGAATTGTCTGATGACTACTATCAAGCAATGGAACGGTTCGACTTGGGTTGCCATCATTCCCGGCCCGCAGGGAGACCAAGGCTTCACCGGCTCTCAAGGTGCTCAGGGGCCACAAGGCTCTCAGGGGACAGGCTCGCAGGGAGCACAGGGTTCTCAGGGTCCACAGGGTTTGCAAGGCTCACAAGGCACTCAGGGGGCCACTGGTAGCCAAGGAGCGCAAGGCACTCAGGGTAATCAAGGTACTCAGGGTCGTCAGGGATTTCAGGGCTACCAAGGCGTAAATGGTAGTCAAGGCGCAACCGGCGCAAATGGTAGTCAAGGTGCTCAAGGGCCTCAAGGTTTTCAGGGAGCAACTGGTAGCCAAGGTTCTACTGGCGCACAGGGAGCGACTGGCGCACAGGGTTCGCAAGGTTTTCAGGGAACGCAGGGAGTCCAAGGCTCGCAGGGTTCTACCGGCGCACAGGGAAGCACAGGTGCGCAAGGAGCGACTGGCGCGCAAGGAAGTCAAGGATCACAGGGTAGTCAAGGCTCGCAAGGTTCGCAAGGTTCGTCTAGCGGAGCATCGCTAGGACTCACCACGTTGAAAGCATGGACATTTGACCCATTACTGACTTACACTGGTTCGCTCACAGTCGGCTCAGGCGTAGTGTACTGGGCAGGCATCTACTTGCCAACGACAACCAGCATTTCAAGCGTTCAGATTTATGGATTGACCAACGCAACTGGCGCATTTAGTTACGCCGCCATTGGCTTGTACAACAGCGCAGGCACGTTGATTGGTTTGAACAACACAAATGTTGCTTCAACAGTTCTCAGTTTTACAACAACTGTATGGAACTCCATTACGTTAACTGCTCAAAGTGCTGGCTCATTAACCAACCTTGCTCCGGGAACATACGCAGTAGCAATACTCTTAACGCAAACCAGCGGCACCGCCCCAGCAATTTTGCGCACCAACCAATCTGGTAGCAGCAGCGGTTTCTTGCTCAACGGTGGAGTCCCCGGAGGCAACTCAGCACAAGTTCGAGCTTCAACCACTTCTGGTCTATCTTCACTACCAACAACGGCACCTGCTGTTGGCACATACGCAAACTCAGTGGCGTTCTGGGGGCTTTCGTGACCCAACTCAAGTGCAACATCACTGTCACAGGGCTGAACTAATGACCCAGACCATCTCAGATACCTTTGTCACGGCATCTGGGCCGACCAACAATGCACAGGTCACGGGCTACCTTGCAAGTCGTTTTTCTACTCCGCCAATCCTCAACTCTTCGCCACCTGGCTCTTACGGAGCAGACACCGATACCGTCACTACTGGAACTCAGTTCGGTGGGCCGGGACAATTCCGGCTTCAAACCCCGACCAACGAACCGTATTACCTTTCATTCACTTACAATGGTCAAGTCTCTTGGAAGTACTACAGCAACGTCAACGCTGAAGATGGTGGTCGAGGAAGCATCGGCATCTACGGCACACTTGACGGTCAAGGCTACCAAGCCAAGAACTTCCAGCCCGGCACGAACGACAACGATCTCGTCATCAAGTCACAGCTCATTCCCGGAGCGCAAGGAAGTCCCGGCCCACAAGGGCCACAAGGCGCAGGAACCCAAGGCCCACAAGGAGTCCAAGGCCCGCAAGGTGTTCAGGGCGCAGGCTATCAAGGCGCTCAAGGTACGCAGGGAACACAAGGCGTTCAAGGCACACAAGGTTCGCAAGGTAACAATGGAAACCTTGGGCCTCAAGGTGTGCAAGGCCCACAAGGGTATCAGGGCAACCAAGGTGTTCAGGGCGCAGGTTTTCAAGGTGTTCAGGGCGCACAAGGTACGCAAGGAAACCAAGGCTTCCAAGGAACTCAAGGAGTGCAGGGAGTCCAAGGAGTTCAGGGCAACCAAGGTTTCCAAGGCCCCACTGATTTAGTCACTCAAGCAACTCCACCATCAGACACCACTCTCCTCTGGCTTGACACCTCAGCCACCGGCAACGGCACCCAAGGCCCTCAGGGAGTGCAAGGAGTTCAGGGTTTTCAAGGACTTCAAGGCAACCAGGGCAACCAAGGTCTGCAGGGCAATCAAGGCAACCAAGGTTCGCAAGGCAGTCAAGGTTCACAAGGCTCGCAAGGCCCACAGGGAAACCAAGGCAATCAAGGATTCCAAGGCGCTGGTAACAACATTTGGTCACAAGCATTAGCAACCGGAGCGCAGACAGTTATCTTCTCTAGTTCAGTTGATACCGGCCTTTCAATCCCTTCTGTATCCGGATTCACCAACTACCTCATTTCTTTCCAATGCGTTCAGATTCAGCAAACGACCAACTCAGGTGTGCAGTTGCGAGCAAGGTTCAAAAACACTTCCGGTAGCATCAACATCAACTACGCAGGCAAAACCATTTCGGCGCAAACAACTGACTTCCAGATCATTTCCTCTGTCGTCACAAACGCTGTTGCACTTAACATGGCATCATGGGTGGCACAAGTAACTGCATCAGGAATTGGCTCTATGACTCTTGGAGTTGACTTGCAACTCACCGCAGCATCAGGAGCAACTTCACCTCGATACGACTATTTCCAAATGACTATTGTAGGAATTAGCTGATGACTCAACTCAAGTACTACGACCCCACTTCCGGTTCTTGGGTCACGGCAGTCGTCGGCGCTCAAGGCCCTCAAGGTGCAGGCACCAACGTCTCCATGCTGGAAGGGCTGTTCGCTTCCAACTGGGGCCACTCATTCACAAACGGCATGGCTCCGACCACGGCATACCCGCCCGGCCCAAGCCAAGACACATGGCCCTATCGAGTTGGCTTCCGCATGGGAATGCTCAACCAAGCAGCAAGCACAGGTGGCGCACGAATCCGCAATGGCGGTTGGCCGGGAACAAACACGGCTACTGATGCTCAGTTGATGATTACCGGCTACTCCACTTCTAGCCTCAAATACACCGACTCATACAGCACTGAAGTTCCCTCGCATTACATCTTTAATCCTGGTCGTGGCTACATTGACGGAAGTACGACAGTCAGCACCTCTGGCTGGGGAGCAACGCTTTACAAGCAAAACCCTGACGCTCTTGGTGGCGACCCCGGTTTCCTCATGCTGCAATGCGCTGTCAACGAAACCCTTGGTGGCGGAGAATGTCTGCCTAGCGGCGGTTTAACGGCGGCAGTTGCGAGCAATGCACAAGTGTCCTCAAGCGGCACTACCGTCACTTTGCAGCCAGTTCTGGTGACGATCAACGCCAGCTCAAATCAGATGACTGTCGTAAGTGGCCCAGTCCCTAACGCCGGACAACTTGTTTACATCGCAGGAGCAGGCTCGGCAGGTGGCTGTCTGACCGCACGAGTCTCAAGCACCGATGTCAGCAGCAGCGTGGTGCAACTTGACACCAATGCAAGCACCTCAGTCTCAAGCGCAAAGTGCTGGACTCAAATTTACCAATACGACAGTTTGGTTATCGGCTCTACCGGCGCAACCCTAACGGTTCCTACGACTCCGTTTGCTGCAACGGGTGGCTCCATCGTGTTCCACTACGGCGCTTCATCGCAGGCTGTCGGCTGGAATGGGACTCCTGCAAACGTGGCAACTGCCCTCGCAACTTTGCTGCGGCAACAACCAGACTCACCAAACGCTGATGTCACTTACACCGGCTCAACCCTTGCAAGTTGTACGTTCTCGTTCTACACCGATAGCGGACACGGAACTGCCTTATCAGTAGGCGACCTTTGGGCAGACCTGACTTTGCTCACTAGCGCCAACGGTTGTCCAGGTGGCTGCACGTTCACCCTCAACGGCACAACTACCTACGTCACTAGCGCCACCCCAACCATGTCGGCAGCAACATCAAGCTCAACGTTTACCGTCACGACAAATACCTCAGTGACAACAAGCGGAACTGTCGGCGCTGCTCAGAAGTTCGGGCAATGGTATGGCGCTCCAAGTTCCGTCTACGGCTCGGTCTACACCGGCTGGCGAGATGCGTGGAAGAACTCGCTCCGCACCATGCTTCGGTGGGCAAGAGCAGATGTCTCAACTGCCACGGCAAACGGTGGCTACTATTCCGGCATCAACAAGAGTGGATCAGAGTCAGGCCCAACAGCCACCGGAAACACTTCAGCCCTCATTACCACTACGTCAACCATTGGCGGGACTTATTACGACCCAAATAACCACGCAACCAACTGGCCTTCTAACAGGGCTATCTACTTTTCTGGAACGTCACCATTCAGCATTGGCCAAGTAGTTATTTTGTCCACCAGCGGAGGCGGATACCAATACGCAACTGTCGTTGCATCAGGCGCACCGTCGCCATCAGTTTCAGGTGTCTTAGGCGCTATCGGTATTGACCAAGCCTACACAGGGCCGGGTGGTCTTACTAATCCAATCACCGTCAACGGCTACAGCTGGATTCCAACGTCAAGCACACTTGCTACTCTTTGCCCAATAGCCGCAAGCACCAACTTTGCTGCTGGCTCAGTCAGCCCATCAGCACCATGGGCAACGATTGGACAAATTAATGGGACTCTCCGCAACTCGCAGAACAACACGGCTTCCTACGCCCTGCAAGTAAGAGACAAGTATTCCACCGGAGAAGTCGTCGTTCTTTATCCGGCCTACCCAAACTTGCAAAGCGACACTGGAGAAACACCAAACACCGGCGGAACATTTACCGTCAGCGCAGGCACCAGCACTACTGTTACTCAAGTCTCTGGCTACCCATTTAGCAAGACTCGACTGCTTGTTGCTTCGCCAGTGTGGACAATGAACTCTGCCCTTGTCACCGCAGGGACAGTCGGCGGTAACAGCACCGTCACCATCTCCAAGGCATCTGGTGGAACCAACATCGTTGAGTTTGACTCAGTGTTCACCACTACCTCTACACCACCTTGGTGCGTCTTGGCTTGTGAGTATGCGCCGCCAGCAGGGACGTTGCTCTACCGCAACCGTGGCTTCAATGACTTGCAGCAGGGCTACATGGATGTTGCTGCGGAGGCAGAGTTTGCTTGGTATGTCGCAGTCATCCCGCCGATCACGACGCTTCAATATAGTGACTTAAACGGCTACCCACCGCTTCACCCGAACAACCTTGGTCAACAGAAGTGGGCGACTTACATTCAGTCATGGCTCACCACCAATGCGCCTACCTACTGGGCAGGTCCTCTCCCTGTTGGCCGACCATACAACGGCTCCACATCCGGCCTCGGTAGCCGTATGGGTTACTACTAGGATTCTTTTATGGCACATCCCAACCCCAACTGCAAACCAGATTGTTTCGGCTGCAAAGCCTCTAGCGTTTCCTTCGCCCCATCAGCGATGCAAACCAGAAGTGTTGCCGGTGCGATGAAGGCAACCGAGAAGCAACAAGAGAAAGACCTTCCGGCCTACAAGCGCATGAGGCAAGAAGGCCTGCAACCCAAAGGCACCAAGGGAGCTGCAGCAATCGAGGCAGGCGCATCAACCAAGTTTGAAGTCATCTCTGGACAGATCATTGACGACCAATCCACCCTCAAGGCTGCTCTTTCAGAGTTCGCCCCAGACCTAACGTAAGGTAGAATAGTTAAATGGCTGCTGGCGGATTTAATGGGACGACCTTTGGCGACCAAATCGAACGTGTGTATCGCAACGTCATGTCCAACCAGCGGGAGTTCACTGCCAATCTATCGCAGGATTACACGACTCAGGCCCCTCATTACGTTGATGTGACAAGCGCATACGGTGACGATGGAACTCGCGTTGTTTACTTTGCTAACAACGATTTCAAAGCAGGTGAGACTGCCCAAGTTTCCGGCTTGCCAGTCACCACCGGCAGCGACTTGAACTTTGTCGGCACTATCTCAAGTCGCGACTCAACGTATTTCGTCATCCACGACCCCGCTATTGGAACCTCCGCAGGTGACGGTGTAGCAAGTGTTTTACGCCAGAACACCACACTTTACATGACCGGCGTTCAGGCCCAGTCCATTCAGGTCGGCAGTATCCTCGCCATTGACGAAGAAGTATTCCTTGTCAACGCAGTCTCAGTGTCCACTGAGGCTACTCCTGTTTACACGGTAACGGTTACTCCGGCCTACGAAGGCTCAACCAACGCCAACCATGCGGCGGGAACAACGGTTTACATCAACCCTAAATACACTCGCTGGGCTATCGGTGTTGCGCTCAACGACGCTTTGGCAGCCATGTCTGCTCCCGGCATGGGACTCATGCGTGAGGGCTACACCACGATTACCTACAACCCTGTGCTTCGAGGCTACGACTTGGCAGCAGCAGGTGTACCAGAGGACTTCCACAGCATCTTGAGTCTGTCCTATGACCTGCCAGACCCGACGCACTACTTCCCAGTGATGCGCAGTTTCCGTGTTGGCCGTGGCATCTTGAACTCCAAGATTCCCGGCGGCTATGCATTGTTCCTCAACTCATCGGCAATGCCTGGACTCCCCATGCAGATTGCCTATGGCGCACCGTTCTACTCGGCCACCAGCACAGACCAAGACATGCACACCGACCTTGGCCTGCCACTGACTTGTCTGGACATTCCTGCCATTCGAGCAGAGATTGACCTTACCCTTGTTCGGGAAATCAAGCGGAACTTCACTGACTCCCAGCCGGACATGCGTAAGGCTACAGACGTAGCAGCAGGAAACGTGATGAACTCAGTCTCAGGACTTGAAGCTCTTTACCAGAAGCGAATGGACGAAGAAGCCAATAGGTTCCGCAACCGTTGGCCTCAACTGAAGCCCATCGGGATCTAAATGACCCAGCCAATTCATGCGCTCACTACTCCGGTAGGCATCTCCGGTACAACGTTCAACGGCAACCTCGTTCCTGCAACGTACCCTGCTCTTGAGAACCCACAGGTTCCGCCACCCGGCAACTTCTCGGTATCCATTGCAGGCCACTACTACAACGTAGACACTTCGCTGGACTTCTACCGGCGCACCGCTTTCAAGCACACAAGTATCCCAGCGCAGCGTGACTCGCTCAACTTTGATAATTCCTCAGGTGAGAACGTCGTCAACACCGCAGGTCTATGGCGGAGAAGTGGACAGAACTGGGCGCTCGGCGCAGGACAGAAGTTCTACGATGCCAAGCAGTCCAACCCTGACAGGTACTTCACCTCTAAGGGAATTAACCCGTGGGTATCCCACCAACTGTCCCTGCTCCAAGACACGACTAGCACCGGCTCGCTTGCTTACACCGCTTCCGGCACTCTTGTTCAGACAATGACCGCAGGCACTTACACCTACTACCTTGAGTCTGGTTCACTCAAGTTTCGTAATGGGACCGGCGCAGTCAGCGCAGCAGTCACCGGCCTTCCAACTGCTACCGGCACCGTGGCTTACACCTCTATCTGTCACAACGGTTCCTACTGGTTCCTTGCTTGTCAAACTGGTGGCATCTACTACGGCCTTCTTGGTGGATCATCAGGCAGCAAATGGGCTGATACTAACGCAACTTATGCAGGCTTTGGTCTTGTGGCATGGGTAAATGACCGCCTTTGGGCTGCTGGTGGAAACGCAACCACTAACTACTGCGGCCCATACTTGTTCGCTTTTGACCCTTCTCACAGTGCTGGCACAGCACCCGGTGCCAACGATATTGTGACACCAGATATCTCAGGTGGCAGCGCAGGCAATACTGCTAAAGCAGGTGGCACAGGATCATTCAGTTCCAACTGGGTTTGGTCAGCTATTTGCCAAGGTTCATCGCAAGTTTATGCTTCCGGCTACAACCTCATTAACGGACAAAAATCTGATGGAGCAGTATTCCGTTCGAACAATGACGTTGCTACGGCTTCGGATATGTCTGTCCCCAACAGGGCACTTCCATTTGCAGCAGGAGAATACCCGACTGCTCTTTACGGCTATCTGAACTACATCTTTGTCGGCACCAACCTTGGTGCTCGAATGTGCCAGACGCTTAACGCCTACGACCCCAACGCCAACTCTGGTGGAGACTTGAAGGCTGGGCCGATTGTCCCTGGCATCAACTACCAAGTGACGCAGCCAGTCACCGCCTTCATCGGCTACAAGCAATACGTCTGGTTCACTTGGGCAAACTACGACGGTACTAGTACCGGCCTTGGTCGCATGGACTTGACCAACTTCATTGACGACCTTGCTCCGGCCTACGCCTCTGACCTTATGGTGACAGGGCAAGGGAAGGTAGACCTTGACTGGGACTACACCCAGAACGCTCCACTCATTTCAGTTCTTGTAGCAGGTGGAAAGGTTTACCAGCAGTCCAACAACCTTGTGGCGAGTGGCACGTTCACTTCCGGCCAAATCTCCTACGACATTCCAGAGAATAAGACTGCGCTCTATCTCCGCATCACCGCACCCAACATGGCGGGAACCGTTCAGGCTGCTATTACACCAGACAACGGCAGTCCAATTTATCTCGGTCAGTTTGCAACCAACGGAATCAACGGTGCTTACGACCCATCGCAACCGATCCCAATCCCATCATCAGATAACTTTGCAGGCTTGACGGGCAAGCAATTCAACGTCACTTTGACGCTCAATTCCGCAGGGAACCAGAGTCCATTCCTCAGCCGTTGGCAGCTTGACGCACTTCCACAGGTGGCCTCAGAGACAAACATCATGGTTGTTCTGTCGCCATACCCTGACTCGGTGGTGGAAGGCGCAGATACTTGGTATGACCCTTACAGCGAGTACGCCTACTTGGACGAGATTCGGCGCAACGCTCAGATTGTCTGGTACGTCGAAGGCAACCTCTCCGCACGAGTCATCATTGAGTCCTTGGAGTGGTGTCCTGAGCGCCAGCGGGCGGACTACCAAAAGGGTTTCCTTGGCCTCATCGTCGCCACCCTCAAGACCATCAACGGCTTCACCTACCAGCAACCCTCACTCAAGTAGAATAGGTAAGTATGACTCTTCCTGTCCCAAACTCTTTTTCAGGTAAGGCGCAAGCCACAACCCTGACTGCAAGCATCTCAAACACTGCTTTGTCATTCACCGTGGCATCAGCAAGCACTTGGACTGAGACTGCTGGCACTCACATTGATTCGCCACTTGGGACTTCAGGCGCATTTGTCATCACCTTGGACTACGGACTTCCCACTGAGGAAAAGGTTCTCTGCTCGAACATCACTGGCTCCGGCCCATTTACCGTGAATGTCTACAACTCCGGTGGACAAACAGGTCGAGGCTTTGATCGCACCTCTGCAGTTGGTCACGACGTTACTGATGGCGGCGCAGTAATCCATACCTACTCAGCAGACGTTCCGTACCAAGCAAATCGTGCTGGGACTGCTGCCGCTGCTGCGCAAACCACCGCAAACACCGCAAACGCCAACGCTGCTGCCGCACAAACTACTGCCAACGCTGCCTTGCCCAAGGCTGGCGGAACCATGACCGGCGCAATCGCTATGGGGTCACATAAAATTACTGGCCTCTCCAACGGTACATCTACCAACGATGCGGTCAATTACGGCCAACTCAGCCCAGTCAGCACCGCTGCCTATGGAGTGAACCTCACTGGGGCCACGCCTCTCACCGGCACGAACCCAACTTACCCAGCAACGCTTATCAACTACACTTTTACCACTGTTCTTTCACTTGCAGCAGGTTCGGGCATCATTTCTTTCCCATCAACCCTTCCTCACTCAGTTCTCGGCGTGAACATCAGCGTTGTTGCCTCTGCTTCGGGAACCGGCGTGACTCAAGGCGCAACTGTTCAAGTGGTTGATGGCACGACGCAACTTTATTCCTGCAACATCAAATGCCTTGACGCTACCGGCGCAGGTATCACTGGTTCTGTCCGCTTCAACGTTACGGTCTGCGGTTACTAATGACGACCATGCGAGACAAGATCGTTGCCGCCGCAAAATGGGGCGTAGAGAACAAGGCGCACTTCACCTACTCTGAAGGCCCTCTCCGCATGGAAGCGGTACACAAGCCATTCCAACTCCCCATCACTTCTGACTGCTCATCATGGGTAACGTCTTGCTACTCATGGGCAGGAGCGCCAGACCCTAACGGCTGCAACTACAACGGCTACGGCTACACCGGAACCCTGCTCTCTCACGGCACCAAGATTCCGTTATCAGATGTGCAACCAGGCGATGTAATCGTCTATGGCCCCGGCACCGGCTGGCACACCGCCATCATTGTTGAGGCAGGAAGCGACCCTCTGACCGTCAGCATGGGACAGAACGGCGACCCCTCATACGTTCGAGTCAGTCAAGATGGACGACTCCCTCAGACCTACCTGCGCTTCATTCCAAAGGATGCAAAGCCAACGCCTCCGGTGAAGCCACCTGTTCCGCAGCCACCAAAGCCAAAGCCACCAACCATCGGCCCCGGCGCAAAGGGACAAGACGTAATCAAGATGCAACAACTCCTAGTCGGGAAGGGCTACAAGTTAATGATTGACGGGGTATTCGGCCAAATGACTGAGGCTGCTGTCCGGCAGTTCCAGAACCAACACAAGCTCATTGTGGACGGTATCTGCGGAAATGCCACTTGGGGAGCGTTGGGTGCATAATGCTTGCTACGGATTGGCCCACACTTTTAGGTGAAACATACAATGCGTTCTTCGTCGTCGCAGGAGTCACCGGCGCAATCATTGCAGTCTTTAGAAGTCACAAGTCCTACGTCGAGCACCGACAGGAACTTCGAGACACCAGAGCCATTGCTGACGAACTCATCCAAATCACCAAAGCCCAAGATGCTGCGCTGGCAGAGATCAAAAAGAAACTTACAATGAACGGGAAGAACACCCAAAACCCCGGTGACTTGCTTGGCCTCATCTGCGACAGACTTGGCATTGAGATCCCGCAGAACTAAAGTTCTAGAACCACAAAACTAAGGTTCTAAGTGGTATCCTAATGGAGTGCCAAACACCAACCCTAACGACTGGATTAAAGGCGACCTAGTTTTCGCCCACTCAACGGGCATTATTGGGAAGGCTATCCGCTTTGCCGAACGAATTCGTGGCAAGGGCGGTGACAACTGGAACCACGTTGCTGTTCTCTCTCGTCGTGATGCAGATGGTACTTGGTACATCTTTCAGGCTGAAGCTGCTGGCGTAACCAACGACAAGACACTGGACTCAGTTGCTCCTGGTGGTCACTACGAAGTCGTGCCGCTGCCCCCAGAGGTTGATCGCTTCTCCTTCTACATGTTCATTCACTCGCAGGTCGGCGCAAAGTATGGGTTCCTCAGCATCCTGTCGTGCGCTGTGGACATCATCATCCCCGACTCCATCTGCCTCCGCCAAGCAAAGACTTGGATCTGTTCTGGACTTGTCGCTGCTGGCCTGTTCGCCGGAGATTATCGGCCTGCACGAAACTGGGCGAAGAAAGACCTCTACACCACAATGCCAAGCGAAATCCGCACCGAGATAGGAGAAGTCAAATGCCATTGAAAGACATCCTTGACACCGATCCAAAGCCCTGCAAGGTTGCTCGAATTCTTGAGGAACTTGATGCAGAGGACAAGGCAACGCTGGAAGGGTGGCTCGTCAAGATGCGCCCGTGGCCTCTCTCTCAAGCCCTGACCAAGTATGGCAAGGCAGTCTCCGAGCAGACGGTGAAGCGCCACCAAGTCGGCTCCTGCTCCTGCTACATGGTCAACGAATGAGTCTCGAAGATTTTGTTGTGGTGCCAGAAAAATCGTCTGAACGCTACAAGCGTGAGCGTGACGATGCTCGCCGGGAACGTGACCGACTGGACAAGCGCATTGAGGCACTAGAGCAGAAGTGCGACCTGCTGACTGCAATGGATGGAGTCACGGCTACTCCGCCGACTTGGTTGCAACCCAAGAAATCGGGAAGTGGGAAGGGCATCGCCAACCTGATGCTCAGTGACTTGCACCTAGACGAAGTAGTTGCTGCCGAGCAGATGAACTACGTCAACGCCTACAGCCGTGAGATTGCCACCATTCGGCTTCAGCGCACGTTTGAGAAGGCCATCGAGCACACCCGTGACTATCTCTCCGGCGTGAAGTATGAGGGCCTAGGACTGTGGCTGGGAGGCGACCTGTTCTCCGGCAACATTCACGAAGAACTGCGGAACACCAATGAGGCTCCTATCCTCGCCTCATTGGACTACTGGATTGACCCAATGGTTGCGGGAATGAAGATGCTTGCAGACCACTTCGGCAAGGTTCACGTTCCAAGCGTCGTCGGTAACCACGGCAGAATGACTCACAAGCCCATCATGAAGTCAAGAGTGCAGGACAACTTTGACTGGTTCTTCACTCGTGTCCTCCAGCGAGAGTTGCGGGGAGACAAGAGGTTCACATGGGACGTTCCGCACACCGCTGACGTAATCGTGCAGCAGTACGACACTCGAATCCTCATGACTCATGGCGACCAGGCAAGAGGTGGCTCCGGTATCTCCGGCATTTTCACCCCACTGTCACTGATGACATTCCGCAAAGGCAAGAACTACGCCAACATGGAGATGCCTTACGATCACACAGTCATGGGCCACTTCCACCAATACATCACCGGCCCATCATTCACAGTGAACGGCAGCTTGAAAGGCTACGACGAATACGCAGCCATCTCCAACTTCGGCTTTGAAGAACCCCAGCAGGCTATGTGGGTGACGACTCCCGAGCGTGGGATAACATGGCAGTTTGCCATCCGGCCAATGGATAAAAAGAAAGAGGGTTGGCACCGTCCTTGACAGTGTTACACCCCTCTGATAGAAATACATCTGTCACGAAAGGAGCTCACAATGAGCGAGACATACAAGGAAGGGAAGTGTGAGTGTGGTCACTACTGGTCACTCCACCTCATTCCCGGAAAGCAACCACTGAAACTTGGTCGGTGCTACCGCCTGACAGGTTGCGCCTGCGAGAAGTATGTGAAGGTGGAAGCATGAGCAACATGGCATGGGCGCAGAAGCAACGTCGAGAGAGCAACGAAGAAGCGTTGTATTGGCGTGGGCAGGTCAACCAGTTGCACATTGCGATTGACACAATGATTGCCCTTATTGAAGAAGAGAAGTTGGCATCCGCCATCACTGTTGGACAAACCGTTCTAGGGAGACTAGGCAATGACTGATTGGAAAACACCACAACCATCTGGCGGCCTTGCCTCTGCCCTGCTTGAGAAGTTGGAAGCAGAGAACAAGCCAAAGCCAACAGCACTTGGCACACCACTGCGCTACTCGTCGTTCGGTGAGTGTGCTCGAAAGGTGGCCTACACCGTCCTTGGAGCCGAGACTACTCCGCCATCAGGCGCAGGACTCTACGTCATGCAGATCGGCACGATCCTCCACGAAGTCATTCAAGACGCAATCAAGTGGAAGGTAGACAGCCTGTGGCAGGGAGCAACGGTTGAGTTTGAAGTTGCTTCTGGACTCGGCAGCAACCTCTCAGGCTCCGCAGATGGTGTCGTGACCGTCAACATGGAAGATGGAACGGTCAAGAAGATTGCCCTCGAAATCAAGACGATGGGCGGCGTGAAGTTCAAGAAGCAAATCGGCTTCAAGGATCGCCCTGCTCGTGTTGAGAACCCTGCTGGCCCAGCACTCTCCGCCATTGGACAGGCTGGCTGGAACGCACTTGGCTCCGGATGCGACGAAGTAGTAGTTATGTCTTTCGCATTGGAGAACATTTCAGTAGGCAAGGCTAATGAAGCCGGACTGTCTGACGCTGACCGCTGCACCGCCGAATGGTTCATCCCTCGCCATGTGTGGGAGCCATTGGCCGACAGAGAGCTGGCTCGTCAGGAAGCAATCCTCGTGACCTTGGCTGATGGGCAACTGCCTGACCGTGAAGCACTTGATGACGATGGCTACCCTGAGCGTCGAGATGTAGACCGTCACCCACTCTGCCTGTCGTACTGTGACTACCGGATGCAATGCTTATCTGATGGCGCAGGACAAGTAGCAATTCCCGTTTCTCTCAACAAGAAGGAGCAATAACAATGGCACACTTTGACCTGAGCAACTACGTCACGGTCGCAGAGCGCATCACCCAGTTCTGGGCGCAACACCCAGAAGGCCGTATTGAGACTCGCTTGGAGCATGTCTCCACCGACTCACGACTGTTCGCAGTCTGGGCAGCGGTCTACAAGAACGCCAGCGATGAGAAGCCTTGGGCAACCGGCTTGGCTGAGGAACACTTTGGTCAGTCCGGCCCAAACCAGACCAGCCCCCTAGAGAACTGTGAGTCCTCTGCCATTGGTCGAGCACTTGCCAACGCAGGGTACGCCACCACTGCCGAGGGTCGCCCAAGCCGTGAGGAAATGCAGAAGGTTGCATACGGCTCAAGCAACGAGGCTCCACGAGCATACGCTCCACCAGCAGCTCCCCCAGCAGCAGGCGAGAAGATTGACAAGAGCCGCAACGGTGTCATCTGGTACTTCTTCAACAAGGATGGCAAGGCCGCTGATGCCTACGTCGCCACCCGGTTCGGCGTGAAGCGCACCCAAGACTTGACCATTGAGCAGTTCAATGAAATGATGGGCGAGTTGAACCCCAACAAGGTCAAAGGCCGCACCATTGACGATGTGAACGCTGAATCATCTGGCGCTGCACTCGTTGAGCAGGCGTTCGGCATCGGAGAGGAACCCTTCTAATGGCATCAGAACCGAAGTTCCACATGGGAGACAAGGTGCTCCACGTTGGCGAAGCGGTAGACCTCGTGACCGACTCCATCTGGGAGCCAGCAACGCAGATGCGCTACTACGTCACGATCAACGCAGACCAAGAACTTGAGCTGCTTGAGGAATCGGCGCTCAAGAAGTGGGAACCCACTCGCCTGCTGGTCGAAGTCCCGGCAGAAGTTTTGCGGGACTGGGACGACCTCTCAGACACCGCAGTTCTTGATGAGTACCTGCTGTCCGCTATCAGGGCTTGGAAACTTGACAACGAAGCGTGAGCGTACCGTGGCAGTTCATCTCAACTGGGGTGAACTGCTGCGGGTCGAGCGTATCTTGCACGACATTGGCAAGTGGAACGAAGTAGTAGCAACTGATCCACTCCATGAGAAGGTCAAAGATGCAATCGTGAAGTATGGGCAACCGCAATGAAACCCACCGCCAAGATGAGAAGGTTCGTTTGTCCTGGCTGTGAGAATGAAGTATTTGCACTAGCCCTCGAAGTGTGGCACAGTTGCCCCAAGAGAAAAGGCGCTAAGGGATTATCCGGCGCACCGACACAATACAAGGAGCTCCCCAATGGGACAGATGAAAGAAACCCTGCATGACACGCCAGAAGCAGAGGCGTACCAAGAGCACGTTGAGCGAGTTGACGCGCTGAACAAACTTGCCCACGACCTGCTCGGCCAAATCAGTCAAGTGGAGTTCACCGTTCGCATCATGCACGACAACGTTGTGGAACTGCTGAACGGACTGACCAATGGCGCAGCGTAAGGTCGCACACGGCACCTACAGCAAGTGGAAATGGGATCACTGCAACTGCTCCATCTGCAAGGCGGCAAAGGACAAGCACCTGAACCCGCCGCAATACATTCCACTCCCTGATGGTTTCCGCAATACCGGCGACACCACCTTCAGCAACGTCTGGCGTGACAAGGCAGAGTGCCGACGACAAGGCCCGATGGACTGGAAAGTGGAAGATGGCAAGACCCGCTACATGACCGACGAGGAATGGGGTGCTTGGACTGACCGGGTATTCTTCCCTCAGCGTGGCGGAAGCGTAGAGGAAGCACGAGAAATCTGCGCTCGATGCCCTGTGCAGGAACAATGCTTTGCAGCTGGACTGATAGACCTGCCAAGCAGCGGCAACACTCCGGTAGGCATTTGGGGTGGCAAGAGCCAACGAGAACGACGAGCAACCCGTGGGAGGAAATGGCGATGATGGTGGAACTACCAGACGAGATGGTGCAGCGTTGGCTGAACGGTAAGGGGCTTGAGACTGACGACGAGATTATCCTCACCGCCATCCACCATGCGAAGAAGGAACAATGAAGCGCACCCACCTGAAACGCTCCAAGGGCATGAAGTACAAGTCCAAGAAGCGAGCAGTAGACGACAGAACTCGTGCGCTCCTGCGTGACCAGTACCTGCAAATCCAGCCCACCTGCGAGATGTGCGAGATGGCAATCGCCACCGACATTGACGAGATCATTGGTCGAGGGGTAATGCCGGGAGCACAGATGCTCACTCACCTGTTCCAGGCGTTGTGCCGTGCCTGCCATACACTGAAAACCATCAACCCTGACTGGGCATACCGTCACGGTTTCTCGGCTCATGCATGGGACATTGAGCGCATTGAGGAAATCAAGGCCAAGCGGGTCTACTGCGAACTGAACTGCGAGGTAGATCACGTTGGCTAATCCACAGAAGGCACGAGGCTCAGCCTTTGAGCGAGAAGTAGTCAAGTACCTCCAAGAGCAGGGTTTTACCTTTGCAGAACGTCTCTATGGAGCTGGAAGGTGGGACGACAAGGGCGACATTACCTTGGGAGCCGATAGGTTCCGCCGATTTGTCCACGAACTCAAGAACCATGCCACCCTAAAGTTCCCTGAATGGCTTGAGGAGGCTAGAATTGAGTGCGAAAACGCTAAGGGCAAGTATCCTGTCGTCATCGCAAAGCGCCGGACTAAAGCACCCTCACAAGCCTATGTCGTGATGACCTTGGAGACATGGGTGCAACTACTGAAAGACGAAATTCGTGACTGAAGAAAGTTTTATGTTGCCGGATACTTGGCTTGAATTGCAAAGGCACAATGAGCCATTAGTTTCCTCAGTTGAACTTGACTCGCTAACTGCTGCTGCTACAGGTGCGTTTGATTATCAAACTGAAGGAGCAAGCCAGTTTTTTCCATGGAAGCGTCCAATTTTGCCGCCAACTTGGGGCGTAGGTCTTATTGTTGGGGCATCTGGGACTGGAAAATCAGTTTTGCTTGGCGATTTTGGGAAAACAACTGAGCCTGAATGGGAACACAACAAGTCTATTGTTAGCCATTTCTCCAATGAAGAAGTAGCCAAAGAGTTAATGTATGCGGTAGGGCTATCTTCAGTTCCAACTTGGGTCAAGCCTTATCAAGTTTTGTCAAACGGAGAACGGTTTAGGGCCGACCTTGCTCGCCAGTTGCATGATGGCGCAGTAATTGACGAATTTACTTCTGTTGTGGATCGAAACGTGGCAAAAGCAGCGTCTTTGACGATTGGCAAATACGTTCGGCAGCGTGAGATTAAAAATCTTGTGTTTGCCACCTGTCACCGAGACGTAATGGAATGGCTGCAACCAGATTGGATTATTGACACTGACGCAGGTATGTATTGCATCAACCCAAGGGAGTGCCTTCAACGCGACCCTCTGGTGGTCAAAGTTTATGAAGTCTCCCGAGCCATGTGGAATTATTACATGGGACACCACTACCTTTCAACAAACCTTCACCCGTTTGCCCGCTGCTACGTCGCCAGCATGGAAGGGCAAGCAGTTGCCTTTGGCGCATCCATCCCTTTTCCCAACGGCCACATAGCAAACGGATGGCGAGGGCATCGAACCGTTACTAATCCTGATTATCAAGGCTTAGGCGTTGGCGTTCGGCTTTCCGATTGGATTGCAGAGGCTCATGTGAAAGGCGGATACAGATACTATTCAAGGACAACGCATCCTCGCATGGGCGCTTACAGGGAAAAACATCCTAATTGGAGGGCGACTTCCGGAAATCTGAAGCCGCAAAAGAAAAACGATAACCCGAATTGGGCTAGATGGAATTTTGATGATCGTCGGCTTGCTTACAGCCATGAATTTGTATTGGAGATTTAATGACTGAGAAATGTGAAATCTGCGGCTACCCGCTTGCCAACTACCAAGACCAAGTAGAACACTCAAGCCTCGCTCACCCGAACGTAGACCCTGAGCGCCCTGAACCTGTCTGCGCTAACCTGCTCTGATGGAACAATGCGAGTGCAACCACAGTGGGCGGCAACACCAGGGCTTCTGGGGTCGTTGTCTTGAGCCTGATTGCCCCTGCATCCAGTACCAAGTAGATGAGGAGGCGCAGCCGTGGCAGATGTTCTGAGTTATGCAGCCATAGAAAAGCGGATGAGAGAGACGGTTCACAAACTTGACACTCTCGTTGCTGAGATTGCTGAGGCAGGCTATCAAGCTGCAACTGCTGAAGCAGCATGGCAACTGAAGTTTGCCAGTGAACGCGTGATCTTCCGGGCAGAGTGCGACAAGGTAGGCAAGAAGATGACCGCCGACCAGACTACTGACTGGGCAACCGTGAACTCGGGGGATGAGTTTGAGGCTCACCTACTTGCGAAGAACAACTTGACAGTCCTACGCTCAAGTTTGAGTGCCACTCAGGAAATCCTCTCAGCACTTCGAACTCTCGCCGCAAGCCACCGAGCAGCCACCACTTAGGCTAGGTTGGGTTCATGCTCAACGATGACGAAGCAGATGCCCTCATAAAATCCCGTCAGGCGGCTTTAGAATCGTTTCTAAGCGCCGCTAACCTATTTCCGCTGGAATGGGACGAGGAGACTGAAGATTACGATGAGGTGGAAAATACTCAAGTGACCGAGTGGATCATCATTTGCCGCCATCAGGACTTTGACGCAGGCCGAGACTTCTATAGCGTGATGAAAAACACGGGACAAGCTCCCCACTCCACGACAGGACTGCTTCACACTGCCTTAGAAATGTTCGCTTAGCCGGGGTAGCCTAGAAAGCAGAAAACCCGCCCCGAAGGGCGGGCGACTGCGTGATTTGCGGGCCGGGGTAGCCTAGCCGGGGTAGCCTAGCCACGATTTGATGGTTGTGTGGGTCACGTGCACGCCGTATCTGGCGCCCAACCGGGTGGCGATACCGCGCAAGCTCACCCCCTCACCCTTCCACCCGGCTAGAACCATTTCTAGATCGTGCCCGTGTTCGACCATGACCAACCGAACGGCCAACTCTCGCACCGTTGACGGGTTCACGCGATGGCCCACCTTGCGATCTCGCGCCCGGCGGGGTTCACGATAGAACCGCTTAAGGCGCCTTCGTCAACTTCGTCGGCCAACGCCCGCAACACGTCAGCGAACCCCCCAAAATCAAAATCGTGGTCATCCCAAGGGCTCACAAAATCGCCCAAGGGCACTGAGCTAAGGGTAAAATTACCTTCGTTCGGTTCGGTCATGTCATACCTTCCACTATCCCGCCATTCTGACGGGTGCCACCATTTTGGTGTGCAGTGTCCCCGGTAGGTCACAAACCTACGCCGGTCAACGCCGGGCCGGGGACGGGTACTACCAGTTAATACCGCCCCTTTCGACGTATTCACTGGCGGGCCCGGTGCCGTCTACGTGTCCGTGAGGGCCCTCACACGTTGGGCCACACGTGCGAGGGTCACCCGCATGGTGGCGGTAGGGGCAATCACGCTCTACGTGGTCAGCCTTGGGGCAAAATCGACAGGGCACGCGCGTCATCACTTCACCCGCCGGGCGTGCTTCGGGGTGTGCCGTTCGTTGAACCGTCGAACACGTGCTAGGCCCCGCTTGTGAGCCTTCCACGCGGCCCGGCCAATAATCCACACGGCGAACATGATCACGTACATGGTCACCAAACCTTCGGCAAAACTACGGGCGGCGGCCCCGCCACCGCTCACGTATGCCAACTGGGGGAGATAGTTGAGGCCCGTCATGCCGTCACCCGCTGCATGTCGGCCACGTCTTGAAGTGTCCTCATGGCGGCGATCATGTCGCGACGCAATTCCGCCATAGTCTCATAACCCCGCCCGTCAGTAGTAAAACCGGGAAGGTCAAAAAACAATACGCGACGGGGAAGTTCCCGGTAAATCATCCACGACAAACCGAACGGGCAACCAATACGGGCCCCTTCTAATTGTTCGACCGTGTACCCGGCCCCCTCACACGCGGCTAAGTAGCCTTCTAGCGTGGTGGCCATCACTTTGGCGGTTACTCTCATAACTACACACCCCTTCGGGTTTTCTACTGTCGGGAACTATTCCCGACATGGTTCCCCCGGTGAGAGTCGAACTCACCTAATGCACCGGCGGGGGAGAAGTACTACCGGCTCACCTTCCACCCTTGAGCCTTCACGTGTTCCCGGTAACGGGTGAGAGCTTCACGCTTCCCGTACCCGTAGAACACTGACGAATAGAACCATGCTTCGCCGCCTTCGGTGACTAGTGCGGTCACGCGCCAGGCGCCTTCGGTGTTGCGGTCAACGGTGTACGTCATGCTCACACCCTCACCGGCATGAGCAATGAGATCACGGTCGAACCTTCGCCGGTGATAACCGCCGGGCGGCGACTATCGTTCACCAAAACCGACACGGGCCCCGTGTAGTTGCCCAATGCGGTGGCGAAGTAAATCGGGTTAAAGGCAACATTTGCACCGTCACCCGCCTTGGTGAACCATGCGCCAGGGGCCACGGCCCCGGTAATCGCGTAATCGGTTCCCTTGGCGGTCATGCTCACCCCGTCACGCGTGAACACGGCGGGGGAATCCTTCGCCACCTTCACGCCCCCTACCGCCTTGACGGTGGCGGTGAACGCCTTAGAAGCTTGCACGCCGTTAGGTGTGGTCACCAATTCCGTCATGGTCGAAGTGTCGGGGATAAGGTTCCGCCACCCGGGATAGCTTCCACCAATGGCCCGGCGGCGATAAAGAACCGCTACACCGCCCCCGGCGATTACCGCCCGCTCACCTTCGGCGGCAAACCTAACCAAGTAGGTTGACGCCTTCACGGTTAGGGCAAACTTCACGGCGGCGGCGTGTAGCTCACCTTCGGCGGTGCCACTGTCAACGGGCGCATAGGCCAGGCGGTAAGAATCGGTGGCGGTTACTTCGCCCCCGTCAACGTGCAATGAAGTAAGCACGGGCCGATTTTCGTCAACCCCGGCGGCGGTGACTACACCCTCAAGGATGGCGGCGGGGACGGTGAACATGTCCGCCTCACCCGCCCCAACGGTTACGGCGGCAATGGTCGAAGCGATCACGTCAACTATGGCGGCGTGGTTCTCATGGTCACCGCGTAGCGTGTGTGTCACCATGGTGGCGGTAGTTTCAACGCTTACAGTTTCGGTTCCAATGGCCAACACACGGGCCCCGCTACCGTGGAACACTTCGGCGGGAAGTTGGAAGGGCTCACGGTATCCGGCAATGTTATCTACGTCGGGTTCTACGTCAACGGTTACCGCCATGTCGCCCGCCATGCTCACTACCGCTACGGCGTAAGTGTCGGGGGTTGGTTGAACCATGTAATAGGTGGCCCAACCGCTAAGGTGTTCGACTACCTTGGTGGCCCGGTTTATGGCGGTGAACGCCTTCGGTGTGATGATAATACGCGGCATGTGTGCCCCTTTCATTAGGTGACCACTAGGTCACGGGTGTAAACCTACTTAACACGGTGGCACGTGTCAAGACTACTTTAGGTGTTTTCTGAGAATTGACTGAGAACGTAGAACGGCGGCAATAGATCAGACTCACGGCGTCGAAGTGCTCACGGGTAGGGGGTAAGTACACGCGCCAGGGGTGAAAGGCGCCCCCGGTCGAAGCTCACACCATTGGGGCAATGGTCACGGCAATGGCGGCGGGAAGTAACCAAGGCTCACGGGCCCGGTGTGTTCTCACGTAGGGGGTAGAACCGTAGGGGGCGTGTTCGGTGTGCCCGCTTCACGTGTTCGGTGTGTGACGTGCTCACCCTTCACGTGTGCCACCTTGGTGTGTGTGCCCCTTGGTGTGTGTTCTAAGCCATTCTTCCCCATCTTCCCCATTACGCCTATTAACTAGGCAAATTGCCCATATCCCCCACCCATATGTAACTAATGTTTGCGCTTACTCACTAGGCAAACGTATGTTCGGTGAAAGGCGACCGGGGATGTGCCCTGAGGCCCCCCTGTATAAATGTGCTGTAAGCAACGCACGTAAATCCGGTCAATCCGTTATCTCCCTTGCCCTTTACCCGTTCTAAGGTCTGTTCCGGCAAACCTAAAACCCTCTAAGAAGTGGAATGGTAGGGAGGTGTTAAACGGTATCCGGCACTATGGAGCAGGACTATCCTCAGCGTGGCTTAGAGAGGCTTCTAGAGGGGTCTCAGCGTATTCTGTGTGTCGCGTAGATGGCGTACTCAGAGGCTTCGGCCAGCAGAGGTATTCCAAGATGGCATCGAGAAGACTCACTTGCTGGCCTCAATGAGCTTCACTACGTCACAAGGCCACAAGGTGTTGAGAAGTCCACCCGGGGTCTTGCAGCCGACACAGTAGGTCACTGCTCCAATAGCACCCTGGTTCTGATCGAGGGGGACATGCTTCTTCGCCATCTCTTTCAGCAGAGTTTCTTTTGCATACCGCCGGTTAATCGAGTTGGTGATGACTCGGTGTTCTTCTTCAAAAGACATCTTGCCCATTAGATTGCCCTCATTGCTCGTTCAATGGCCCTCTCTTGGGCGCTAAGTGGTTTCTTGGGTACTGCTGGGGGAGGCACATAGATTCCCGCCAGACGACGTTCCTCTGCTTTTTGCTTCCGGACTTCTTTGCTTTTCTGACGAGCATGTTCAGGCCATGCTTTGCCGGGGCCGGGCTTGCACTTCTTGAAGCCTTGCTCTGCTGCTGCAGCTTCTTCTCTCGTAGCAAAGTAGCCAAGGTGGTAAGTCTTGCGGTCTGCTCGAACATGGACTGATGCTGCCCACGGCTTCTTGTATCTGGGTCTGTAACTGGGCATTACTTCTCCAGATGGTTCTTTTGGAGCGCAGCAAGTTCCGCCCGAACCTTCTGACGCAGTTCTTCGACGGTTCCATCATTCAGGACAAAGCCATCACAGTCTTCAGCCTTGATGCTGTTCTCTGAGGCATGGGTTCCCTGCTCTACGCCGGGTCGCTCAATCCAAATGACGTAGCCAGGAGAGACAAACTCTCGCTTAATGAAACTGATCTCGTTCTTGAATCGAACGTCAGTGATGCAGAAGTCGTAGATGCCCTTTGCATCCATTTCCAGCCACAGGTGGTCTACCCAGTGTTCCTCGTTCAGTTTCCGCATTGCCATCCCAAGCTCCTGCAACAGTCGGCGGAGTTCCCTTGAGTTGCGCTTCACCAACTCAAATGACTCGTACTTGAGCAGGCTTGAGAGGTGAATCATCCCCGAGACAGGGTGGAAGGAGATACATGGGTCAATCGAGGTAACTATCTCCTTGATGGGGTCAGCAAATCCTACTGAAACGTATGGCAAGGCTTTGGCAGCTTCATTCTTTCCTGCGCCAGCCAGACCTGCGAATCCGATAATCATGGCAATTCCTTTCTGCGGCGACTCTCACCAGCAAGGTAAATCTACCATAGAATTGCAATAAGGGTGATGCTCAGAAAAAAATCTCTTTACCATCCACCACTCGCGGTCACTGATGCGATTAGGATGCAGCCAAGGCCAATGCTTCCCCAGCAACGGCCCCATCATTTCTAGAGTCTGCGCTCCTGTGCGCTAACAGGCGAGGGTGGAAGTCCCCCGTGGCTAACCCCCACGAGTATCCCGTTAAACGGGTCTCTGATCTATTGCGGAATGATCTACCGCTGATGTGCCGGAAGGGAATGTGGCGCTCAACCTTGGGGAAATGTTGAGTCTGGGAATGACTGGGATTATTGCGCCGCAGGCAGTGACGGCAACGAAGTTGTCCCCTTAGCTTTTCCTCTATAAAGATCTCTCTCCCTGAAGAACACTGCGCATGCAGTGTCTCTCAGTTTGCTAAGAAGGTCTAAGAGAAGAACCTGAGAAGCGAACTCGCGCGAGACAGACTCGCGACCTGATAGAGTTTCACAAACAAAGAAATACACAAACTAACCAATAACCTCACAATGAGGCTGAAGGGAGAG